ATAAGAGCGTAAAAATACTCCCACACTCGCCAGCGATAGAAAATACAACGTATGTGTTGACAAGCCCAGACTAATTCCGAATAATGAAAAAAATTGAGGTGTATATGGTTGGTATTCCTATGGATAGGAAAATAGAGCTAGCAAAAAAGAGGAGAAATTACTTGAAAGAATATGAAGGCCAGATAAATAGCGATGGACTGACTAAGGCTCAGGCTAGAGCACTTCCTTACATGCTTATGCCTGGAAGTATAACGAAGAGATGCAAAGCTGCTTGCCTAGACGATGATAAGTACTATGAGTGGATGCACACAAGTGAAGCTTGGAGGAAGGCTATCGATAAATACAGTCAACAGGTGTTCGAAAGCGTAATTAATGACCTGTGTGTAGCCACTCACAAAGCGCTAACCACAGTAGAGGAGATATTAGATGAGTCTAATGATGATAGCGACCGTCTACGAGCTTCTGATATGATCTTCTCTCATGCTCACAAGCTCACAGAGCGCAAGCAGGTGATAGAAGGTATCAGGGAGATACGTTCAATGATCCAGCAGCGTGATAACACAGTACAGGTGTCTAATCAGCAATAGGGACGCATTAGAAGAGATCGAGCGCATCAAGGCTACCTTGACTATACCTATGCCTCAAAACGTGATCCTACCGCACCTAATCGAGTTGCGTCCATACCAACAAGCTGCGTGGGATGCTCTTAATAAGGTGCGGCGTGCTTTGCTCATATGGCATCGTCGTGCCGGCAAGGATAAGTTTTGTTTTAACTACATGATTAAGCAGGCATGGCAACACCTGGGGATATACTACTACGTGTTCCCTACCTATCGTCAAGGCAAGATGGCTATATGGGAAGGCAGAGACAAGACAGGTAGAGCCTTCCTAGAGCATGTGCCTAAGTCGATCATCACCCTGCAAAACAATTCGGAGCTAAAGCTTGTACTCAAGAATGGCTCTCTCATACGCATAGTAGGCTCCGATAATATAGATAGCATCATGGGAACAGCTCCTAGAGGTATTGTGTTCTCTGAATACAGTCTACAGCGCCCAACCGTATGGGATTACATCCGGCCTATCCTGTTAGAGAACAAAGGATGGGCGATCTTCAATGGTACACCTCGTGGAAAGAACCACTTTTATGACATGTTCGTCAATAACGAGAAGTCGCCAGCATGGTACGTAGATATACAGACGATCGATACCACTGGGTTCATCTCTAAAGAAGAGGTGGAAGCGGAGAAGGAACAAGGCATGTCAGAAGAGATAGCCCAGCAGGAGTTTTATTGTTCATTTCAAAGAGGTCAGGATGGGACGTGGTATGGCAAGTATTTATCTGAGCTCGAAGCCGACGGTAGGATAACATCAGTTCCGTACGATCCGTACCAACGCGTTGATACTTTTTGGGATCTCGGGGTGGGTGACTCAACGGTTATCATCTTCGCACAGAGGATACAGCAAGAATTACATATAGTAGATGTCTACGAGTGCAACGGAGTGGGGCTAGATCACTATGCCGACATATTGGACAAACGAGGTTATCGTTACGGTACTCACTATGCACCCCACGACATCAAGGTGCGTGAGCTTGGATCTGGTGCTCGAACAAGACTAGACATAGCCCGTGATCTGGGTATCAAGTTTTCCATTGTGCCCGACCTCAATGTCTTTGAAGGGATAGAACTGACTCGCTCAATCTTCCGCAAGCTATGGATAGACTCAACGAAATGCGCTCGTCTAATCAAATGCCTGGAAAACTATTGTAAGCAATACAATGAAGCCTATAACGTCTATTCAGATATGCCCGTACACAATTGGGCGAGCCACGCGGCAGACGCTATGCGAATGTTGGGAATTACATATGCCAGAACAATTCAAAGCTCTAAGACCCTCGAAGAAATCGAATGGGAAGACTCTAAATACTCAGTTCGAGGACTGTCGGGTAGAGAATCCAAGAAAGCCGATCCCTATCGAACAGATTAGGGCTAAAATAGTTTGTGTGAATCTAGAGGGTCTAAGGAGTCTATGAGCAACATTGTCTTCATGAATGGCAAAGACGTCATCGCTGAGAACGATACCTATTATGCCGAAGGATACAGAGCTTGGGGCCCAAACTATCAACTAATGGCGGAAGATCTTCGGTTCTATCTAGGCGATCAATGGCTGCTTCGTGAGCAACAGTATCTCCGCGAGCAAGGGCGTGAGATGTTCACGGTCAACAAGCTCAAGTCAAAGATCGACTGGATCACAGGCTATCAAATCCAGAATCGGCTTTCTTCCGTATGTGTTCCGGTGCAAAATGCTTCTCAACAAACCGCAGACCAGTTCAGCAAGCTCCTGATCAACGATCTAGCCACGGATGGCTATTCAACGATCTCTGAATGCTTCTCATCAGCCTGCAAGACTGGATGGAGCTTAGCCAACCTATACCTAGACTACAATACAGATCCAGTAGATGGAGATCTTAAATGGTGCAAGGAGCCTTACTCAGCATTCATCTGTGATCCATACTTCACAAAATTGGATATGTCTGACTGCAATTGGCTCATGAAGCGGCGTTATCTCTCGCCTCTCCAAGCCGCTAACCTGCTTCCAGGCCAGGAAGATGAAGTAACCCAACTTGCCAGAGACGGCTGGGAACGGGATAATAAATTCACTTGGATGGTCTTCCAGCGCATCCCCACAGGTCAACGCATGATGGCCTATAACGAGCTATGGAGGCTGAAATATGAGCCTCAGAAGGTTATCTACAATCGCATGACAGGCAGACAAGCTGACTGGGATGGCGACGAAGAGAACATGCGCCTTATGTGGCATCTAGCTAGGCAACAAGGTCATGAACTAGATATCCTAACCCGCAAGCGCCAGTTCGTTGAGAAGCATATCATTCTAAACAACACCTACATGCGCACAGAGATCAACCCATACGGCCTGGACGAATACCCGTTCCAGCTCTTTACCCCAATCTTTGAGCCAGAATCAGAAGAATATACCTACAAGATCCAATCTCTTATTAGAATGTTAAGAGATCCTCAACGAGAGCTTAATAAAAGACGCTCTCAAATGATAGATGTTATTGAATCCAAAATGAATACTGGGTGGATCGAGATGAATGGAGCAGTTAAGAACCCCAAGATGCTCTATCAATCAGGTCAGGGCAAGCGCATCGTGCTTAACGAAGGGTTCCAGCTAGATTCTGTCCGAGAGATACAGCCGGCTCAGATCCCTCCTAACTTCTTCCAGGAGTTTGACGTAGCTGAAAAGGATCTAATGGACATTCTCTCTCTGACACCTACTACAATGGGCCAGGTTGAGACGAAGCAGACATCCACAGCATTAGAGCTACAGCGTCAAGCAAGTGCCCTGGTAGGGCTGCAAGAGGTGTTTGAGCGCATGCGCGAGGCTCAACGCTCTCTAGGCCGTAAGCAAATGAAGATCTATCAGAATTGGTCGCCAGAGAAAGTGGCTCGTATCATAGGTGAGCGCCCTACACAAGAGTTCTACGACAAGAGTTTCCTGAAATACGACTGTCAGGTACAAGAGGGCATCAATACAAATACTCAACGTTACATGTTCTTCCGTCAGGTTATGGAGCTCAAAGAACTTGGAGAGCCTATTCCTCCTGGCGAACTCACGAAACTTGCTCCTCTCCAAGGCAAGGCGGAGTTCATGCAAGACGTCAAGCAGTTCCAGCAGCAGCAAGAGCAAGCTCAACAAGCCCAAATGCAGATACAGCAGCAGCAACAAGAGGCTGCAGCTCAAGCGCTTCAATCTCGCGCAGTATCCGACATTGCTCTATCACGAGAACGCGAAGCTCGATCAATGGCCGACCTTGGTCTACAAGAAGAGAGAAACGCAGAAGCTCTACAGAATCGTGAGAAGGCGGCCCTAGACCACGTCAAGGCTATCCAAGAGATGGAGAAGCTAGAGACGGAGCACAGAGCCGCCAAGGACGAACGAACACATAAGATGTTCGAATTCTTCCAGGTGTATGAAGCGCACCTTAAGATGCAGCAGGATTTGAAGACGCAGGAGCAGCGGGATCAGGTTCAGAATTCTGGACCTCAGCAGGCGCAACAGCAGCCATCCCTTTCTTAACCTCATCATGTCCAGCAAACGCTTTCTTAACCTCATCTACCAGAATGTGAGCTAGGACAACTGTTCCTTCCTCACATTCTTGAATATGTAGTACAACAGCCTTAGCGGCCTTGAGCCACTGACTGTACTGTGTATCGTTCACTAGGTCTACTGGCTTGCACGAGAATGCAAGTTTCAGAATATCTTGAATTTTGAATGCCATGGTTTTTTCCTTTGGTTTTTATTCGTTAAGTATGGGGTACTTCACTACCTATCTTGATTTGAAGAGACAGTCGTAACATAAATCTATCTCTTTTAAGACTTTGCCAGTTGAAGTTTCCTCAGTAATCATTCCTGTACGATTCCCACATTTAGTACAGAACCTAGGTGGAAGATCGGAATGATCTTTGAAAGTTGGTAATGGAAGATTAGGGGGTACTTCACCACCTATGCCTAGAGGACAGGTCGCTAAATTCAGATTAGAGAATCTTTTGATCTCCTTCATTCAATCACCGCCATGTTGTGTTTTAATTTTTGCTCTTGGAGCTGTCTAAACTCCTTATATAAAAACTCCATACTTCACCGGCCTTGTAGGTGTATGGAGACCTGAAGGCATATTTACAGACGCCATTCACAAACTGTAATGGTATTAATGCTATTCGCATATTTCGTGCTCACCATCAATAACGCTCCCGAACCTAGGAGGGAGATTTTTTAAAATTGTTTTTCTCTTCTTCTAGACCAAGATCGGCCATTGATCGAGCGTCGCGTTCTCTGGATAGAGCCATCTTTGTCTTTTTCTTAGCATTTTTGTTCGCTAAATCAATCACTTGACTAGTTGCCCAGTCAAACGCATGCATTATATCCAGCAAATTGCATTCGTCTTCGTATTGCAGGATTAAGTCTAACAAGTCTTTCTTTAGTCTAATGATTCCCATAACCTTATCCATGATTTTCCGATCCTTCTTCAAGCATGCTTGCGTCTACGATTAATTTACTTTCTCTCATGATAAAGCCCAATCAAAAGACTCGCCCAAAAGCAATACAACACGCCTGTATGCGGATCTCCCCTTAAAAGAAGGTCTGGCAGTCCCATTGCTATGAACGAGCCCACGATTATGATAAGCCATATAGGCGGCAATCTTGGTTCCATATCATATTCTCTACTTCTTTTGAGATCCAAACGCGTTCAATCATTAGGATTCTCCGGTACGCGTTCAATCATTAGGATTCCCCGGTATATCCATCCAACTCTTACACACATCCTTACAGTTAAAATAGCACGCAAGTGTCAAAAAAGTCAAATTTCATCCAACCATCTAAGCTTTAAAATAGTGATAGGCTCATATGAATATCTCTGTCCAATTCCAAAACATTGCAAAAAAGATGAAAGAAATAACAGTAAGAGCTATACCTATCCAAATTTCAGCAATAATAAGTCCCACTGAATTAAATGGGTTGAGATATTCACTACAAATGACTATATAAGTACCAATAAACCCACCTGTACATAGAAAAGACAAAATGCCTACAAGTGTTTCAGTTCCTTCATGCATCACATTACCTCTTGTATTTTTCTGGATTCACAATCACCCTCAAATTGAAGGATCAAATCCAAAAGATCTTTTTTAAGCCTAAGGACATTCATTATAGTGATAGGCTCATCTGCATCATATTCTCTANCCATACTCTTACACACATCCTTACAGTTAANATAGCACNCAAGTGTAAAAAAATCTAGATTTATTCCAACCATCTAAGCTTTAAAATATTGAGTCTTTGTGATTAACCTGAGCCTGTAGAGGATTATCTAGTATGAAGTACGAGAAGCCTGAAGAAATCCTGATGACCCATCCGGCCTATGAAAACGTAGCTCGTCTGGGNAANTTCTGGTTTCAGGGTAGATATCGTGCAGGTATTAGGGAATTTGGATACCCGATGAGGCTTCCTTCGGAACAATGGGGGCCATTAGCGCGTATGCGTGGAGGATTCGATGAAAGGACAGAACGAGAACCAAGCGGCTATGATAGTCGGTTACAAACGTCGGGTTATGGAAGCTAAGGCTCCTAACATGCCATTTGTAAACAAAGGTGATCCTTCTCACGGTGTTGAGGAAGGTCCCGACCGCAAAGAGTTTGGTCCAGTACGCAAAGAGCCAGTGTTTGGTCAAGGCTATAAAGGCTACGACGAAATGGCTTGGAAATACTAATTCAATAGCAATTGGTAGGAAATCGGTAGATGCAAGCAGAAGTAGGTGAGATTGTTGACTCCTGGATGGATCAAGACAGAAGGGATCTAGAGAAGATACTGAACCTGAATTCAAAACATGAAGGTAAGTATTGGATCATCCTTTTCCAACAGACCACCCCGCATAAGAAGCTACACTTTCACGGAGCTAAGCCCATCGGGCGCTGTTTAAAGGCGTATGCAATCAAACCACCACCCTTGGTTGGCTGCATGATAGGGGAAGTAGATAACCGAACAGGGGAATTGACCTGGGAGATTTATCCCAAAGATATACCGTTCACGTGGAGTAAATTGTCGGATATGGCAAAACCAGAAATCTATAAGTGCAAGATTCCACAGGCGTATATCTACAACAAAGTTGAAGCCTAAGGGGCTACAGATATGACGATGTCTTCGGGTGATACACAAAGAGAGGCCGCCGCTCTCTCCGAGTCTTTAGTGAATCAAGGCGCTCAACCAGTACAAGGGGACGGTGTCCCTATTCATGTACTCCAGGCGATGCGCGAGGAGCTAAAGGCCGTGAAGGAACAGAACGAAACTTTTAAAAACCATCTCAACATGATGGAATGGAATAGCCGTGTTAATCAGCCGGCGCCTCCTCCAGTTGATCCTTTCCAAGGGCTAGATCCCGAGGAAGAGATGAAAACTAAGGATGCGATGAGAATGTTCTCTGACCTGTCAAACAGGTTCGAGAGCAAACTCGCTGAGGTGAAGCTCGCGGCTAAGGATTCCGATTATGATGTGGTGATTAAGAAATATTTACCCTTGGCAGCCCAGGAAGATCCCGAGCTCTTAGAGGATATTAGACGTTCTCCGAACCCATATAAAGCAGCCTATCAAGCCGCAAAGGCCTCATCGGCCTATCGGGAAGATGGCTACTCTAAACGCCAAGCAGCAGCACCCCAGGCGCATCCAAATGCAGAGAGGGTTGTTAACAACCTGAAACAATCTGGAAATCTTGCTGCTGTAGGAACATCGACCTCAACAGGTCAATTTCCAACGTTCAAGAATATGAGTGACGAGGAGTTTATAGCCTTCAAGAATTCTAGGAGTCTCCGACCTGCTAGGACAACCTAATGAGAAACTAGATGTCTACAACCACAACCGTCGATGTACTCCCACCAAAAGTGCGGGAATATTACATCACAGACTTGCTCATTACGGCGTATCCAATGCTCGTTCACAATTCTTTCGCAGAACGTTATGTTCTTCCTGAGAAATCGGGCGATACCGTCGTCATGTCAAGTTACGATAGGCTAGATACTGTTCCGGTTCCAATCACCGACGGCGTAGTGCCTCCAGGTGCTGAGCTGGAATCCAGTATCATCAAAGCCCAAATCCAGTGGTACGGAAACTATGTCCGCATCACTAACCAAGTGGAATACACAGTAGAGGACCAAACCCTCAATCAAGCGACACGTCTCCTAGCTCAGAACATGGGTCAAACCCTAGATGAGTTAACCAGAGATGTTCTGATCTCTGCAGGGGTATCAGTGCTTGCTACGGGTGGGATCAATGGTAATACTCCTACAGAGATCTCTCAGACTACAATCGATGCAGTCGTAGAGCTCTTGTTGGATCAGAATACAGATATGATCTCCGAGATCGTAGATGGCGCTCTGAAAATCAACACCACGCCAATCCCAGATGCTTTCTTCGGATTTATCAGCACTAAACAGCTGTCCGACCTGAAGAAAGTACAGTCCTTTACCTATAAGTCTTCCTACTCTCAGTATACTAAAGCACTTCCATCCGAATGGGGCCAAACAGGGAACGTTCGATGGCTGTATAGCTCAACCGTTTACATGTCATCGGCAGAAATTCCGATCTTTGGAAACCCAGTTGTAGGCTACCAGTACTATGGTACAGTGCACTTAGGCTCTGATAGTGGAAACTTCTATATTAAACCTCTAGGCTCTGCAGGATCTGCTGACCCCTTGAACCAATTTGGTTCAGCTGGTTGGGACCATCCTTATGCAGCACGCCTACTGAACGACCAATTCGGCTGCACAATTCTTTGCACAGCTGGGTCTTAAGGAGGATTTATGGCACAAAACTTTTTCACTACCGCAAGCGTAGTTAGCGCATCCGATCCTATTCAAGTGAAGATTGGGTTTAATCCAGGCCGTGTAGAGGTTATTAATCTCAGCGCGACTGCATCGCCCACATCTGCTCACGTGTTTAAGGCGCTCTGGCAATATGGAATGACTAGCGGAACTGCTATTCTGACCAAATATGCCGCAACGCCAGCCGATGAGACTATCTATGCATCAAGTAACGGTATCACACTCCTAAACGTTGGTGGCCAGGGCTCTGGTCAGTACGGCGCGATTGTATCGGGCTTTACCAATGCCAACACAGGCGTACTTACCGTGGATAGCACAACTGCTGCAGCAATTACTGCTGGTTGTGTCATCCAAGTTGAAGGACTTGCAGATGATCAAAGTGGTACCACGCTGAACGGTGTCTACACTGTTCTCTCCGTGACACCTACTTCGATCACAACTACCACAGACACAACTTCATACGGGGAATACATCTCCGGTGGATTTGTTACCTTGGTAAGCAATGCAAATCCAACATCTCCAAACCCACCCTATAACATCTATAGCAATGTGGCGACATGGTACAACCAAGCAATCCAAGGGATTCAGATTGGTACAGCATGTCTCACAGACGCAAGCGAGAGCGATACGCTCTTGATTGCGGCTTGGGATGTCAATAGCGGCGGTCTGTAAAAGATGGTGTTTTAGGGGGGTAAAAATGCCCCCCTTTTGGTTGTAGGACAAAGTATGCCGACAGGAATAGGCCGATATGGGCCAATCATTACTGGCTTCTCTAATACAAATCCTGGTGTTCTTACTGTTGACAATTCTTATATGGTATCTGGTGGTGAGACAATCCGAGTTGCCGCTGTCGCCGATGACCAATCAGCACTTACTCTCAACGGTACTTACACCGTCGCTTCGATCACCAATAANTCTATCACCCTAAATGAGGACACTACCTCACAAGCTATCTATATTTCCGGTGGCTTTGTCACCGTTTTGGTAACTGACACGCCAAGTGTTCCCAATCCTCCAAACGATATCTTCAGCAGCTCTCCGGATTGGTACAACCAAGCGAGTCAAATATGAGAATACACGTATTTAAATCGCCTTTTTAGGCATAAAAGAGGAAAAAATGGCAAAAAAACCGATTCTGACCGCAGAAGAACCATCTAGCCTGATCTCGATGGACCCGCTAGCAGCAGCTCGTAGTATTGACGTCCTGGTTTCACAAAACACAGACGAATTCGACTTTCTTTCCGAGAAGGTGATGATCCAATTCTACAATCTTGAGCAGCCTGGCAACTCAGCACACTTTGTTTATGGGCCTGCAAACGCTCCCACTAGGATAGACATAGATCATGGTGAGCAGAGAGAGCTTACGAGAGGAGAAATCCGTTACATTGAGAGTCGTCAGACCCCAATTAAGGAATATGAGAGGGATGCTGGTGATGCAAGGGGTCCAAAAAAAAAGAGAAAAGCTATAGTCGTGGGCTGGAAGTCTAGATTTCAGTGTAGGGAAATCCGAGCTCCGAAAAGGAAAGCAGTTTAATGGGCTGGGACTTCGAACTCATTCAATCAACAACTCGGCAGATCTCTGGCCAGATTTCTAACATATCTCTGACCAATGACATCCTCAACACGTACATCAACAACTACTACCAATTCGATTTGCCACGTGAGTTGAAGATTGAAGAGTTCTATGTCCAGTACCAATTTACGCTGTTTCCTAATCAGCCTGTCTATACGTTACCAGGGGCTTTTACAGATAATCTGGCTTTCACTCACGTAGAGCCAAAACTCTTCCTGGATGGCAGAGCGTTGATTTATACACAGGACACCAATTATTTCTACTCATTACAGCCCTTCAGCTTCTCTAACGAGACCTATGGATATGGAGATGGGTCTACGACTACATTTGCGTACACAACGCAATTTAGCCCTATCTACAGCAGTATTCAGTCATTCACAAATTCCTACGGAGCTGGTAGCAACGTGGTCATCACAGCAGCAGTCACCACAGAAACCAGTACGGTCAGTCAGTACGAGACATTTTCTGATACTCCAACCAGCTCTACCGCAGGAACTCTCACAAGCGATCTGGGAGGAACTGGCTCCATTAACTATCTAACAGGTGCCGTGTCTATTTCATTCAACACGCCTCCGGTGGATGGTGCAGCGATCTCGATAACTTATCACTATCAGCAGCTAGGTGTTCCCTACATTGTGCTGTTCTACAATCGTCAGTTTATATTCTTCCCAAGCCCAGGAACTGCCTATCAAGCGCGAATAGATGCCTTCCAGCAACCCCTAGCGCTTGTAGAGCCAACCGACACGCCTCTCAAGCAAGAGTGGGGAGATATTATCTGTTGCGGTGCAGCTCTAAAGATCCTGAGAGATTTTGGACAGATAGATAAGTACCGAGAGGTAGAAATTTACTACAGAAAAGAATGGACCAAGCTCATGTCTGACACAGATAATCAGGACATGGCTCAACGGTCTAAACCAAATTGGTGATATATGTCATGGTCAGCAAATTTACCAGCCGATGATTCTCTAATCCGAATCTCTGCTGGTCTCATCAGAGCTAACGAAGGCGCAGTTCAGAATGTTTTGACAACAGATAACTTGACTGGAGGAAATCCGTATATCGCTACAGGCTTCCCAATGTATTTTTACAACGGAGTCGCTCCAACAGGATGGTTAGTCTATTCCACTCCCACAGATTGTTTATTAGCTCTTGTAGGAGGTGCAAGTGATTATAAGACTGCTAACGTAGCAACAGTGGCCGGAACCTGGAACGGCCCTGGAGAGCAAATCACTTTGACTGAATTACCTCAACAACAACAGGTAGTTACTGGTGGTGGTCCTGGCCCAGTTTATGGATTAGTTGGAGGGGGAAGTTTGGGGTCTGCACACGAACATGATTGGGTAGACACCCGACCAACTGCAGCAGTAGGAATCCTGGCTACAAAGAATGATTAAAGATACAGCGTGTGAAAAATGCCCTTACAAAGCCAAAGGAGAAGAATGTCCAAACTACATAGAGACCATCTGGCATGAAGAAGGAAATCAGCAGCCTCGTATCGTCAGGGATTGCGCTCCTAGAAGAAATCTTCTTCTTACTCAAGAGCTTTACAACCGCATCTTCTGTCTGCATAAGCAAGTATCTCAAGCCGAAGGACAAATCGAAAAAATGAGAACGGGATTCACTAACATGATCCATGCGATCCATTACATCGAGGAAGCAAAGGCTGTGGAAATGCAGAAATCCAAGCTTCTAAAGCATCTTTCTGAAATGAAAGGTACCGAAGATTTCAGGCCAAAATATCCTGAGAAAACATGAGCGGCGGATACGTACCATTCCTTATAGCAGATAACCGTACAGGACTCGACCTTTCTATGGATTCATGGAAAACTCCTGCTGACGCTTTCTATTCCATGCAGAACTGCTACCAGTATCGAGGAGTTGTCTATAAACGGAATGGTTATTCTTGGCTCGATAGCATTCCTCACACCCTTCCTGGAATCACTATGATGGGGAATGCGGCTGCATATCAGAATGTCTCCAATATCACTACGGCCATCAATGCCACTGTGACAATGGCAGTCGCTCATGGTCAGACAGGAACATTTCAGGTACGACTGACTGATGTGGAAGGACTCACTAGCCCTACGGGTTATCCAAATATCAATGGAGTCATCTATGAAGCTACTGTAACCACGACCACAGAATTCACGATAAATAATGATTTTGTTTTTGTAGGTTCCTATACATCGGATACAGGAACTGCCAGCTATTTCCCTGGATTGCCATGCACGGCTGTAGGAATTAATTATGTAGATACAAGCAGTGGTCTAAGTGTAACGACTGTACTGGCCTGTGACACCCGTCGTGCTGCGATCTACAATATAGATAACGCGTGTCTCATTCCGTTAGGGGTAGCGGATCAGTTTAGTGGTGGTTACGAAAACCAATTTTGGTGGGAGAATTATCAAAACAATGTCTTTCTCACCAATAACGTAGATACCATGTTCTACTGGAATTCAGGTCTAAACTTCTATGACGGTCTTTCGGTTTTCCAGCCTGAATATGATGGCTCTAACACAGTAGATGCGTGTCTGATGATGAAGGTTTTAGGATCTAGGTTTGCCCTATTTAATACGTTGGAGGCTGGCACTAGGCATGCTGTTCGTGTTAGATGGTGTGCAGTCAATGGAGATCCGTTAGATAATGATTCGTGGAACGATACGACCCCTCAGGGTGGAGATTCTTATGATCTTCTAGATAGCAATTATCTTATCTCTCTTGTTAAGACGCAGTCTAACGTATTCCTAATGAGCCAGGGTCAACCATATACTACAATTTATGAGATGCGAACTGTATCCGATCCTAGAGGCGCATTCGTATTCGTAAACGTTGCAACCTCCAGATCTGTCAACTCTACTTTTTCATCTTTGCTCATGGATGATCGGGTGTCGATGGTAGGTAATCTTGGTCTTATCGTGACTGATGGAAACTCCATGTCTCGTTACGATGATAAGATCCCAGATTTCATCCTGCAGGGGATAGACCAGACAAGTATCAATCTATGCTATGCTCAACGATATGATACCCTCTGGCAGGCATGGACTCTCTTCCCCTCAGCTGGTAACAGCGCCGGTCCTGTAGGATCTACTGTTGAAGCCGATACGGTCAATGATAGCGTACTCATCTTTAACTACATGGATAATTCCTGGTCATTCTACACAATGATAATGGCCGTGATGGGATTAATCGATAATTCCGCTGATGACCCCACTTGGGCATCCTATAATGGGTTCACTAATCCTCTATGGTCATGGCAGGATTTCGGAGACCAGACATGGGCTTCAGTTTTCCAGAAAGCGGCTCCTGTACTTATCGGGGGAGATTACAGCGGGAACATATGGTATCTGGACAAAGGCGGAGGTGATGCCGCAGATCAGTTGGTATATCTGCAAGGACCTAATCACGGAAACTCCATCGATATGACCCTTACTTCTAAACAATGGTTTCCTTTCGCTCAGCAGGGATTAGGAGCGCAGTTTGGGTTCGCAGATCTTCTCATTACGGGAGATCCTACAACCGTAGCGACTATTACCTTCACAGTCGATAACGAACCCGAAGCTTATGTGACCACACAAATTGACTGCATCCCATTCCAGAACGTCTTACTAGCGGAGATTATCGAGATCTCCCAAGCAAATCCAGGATCTGTGCTGGCAGAGGATCACGGACTCGTGACAGGCCAAGTTGTCTATATCTTTGGTGTACAGGGTATGACACAGATTAACAATTTGCCATACACAGTGACAGTGATTAACGAGAATCAATTCACTATAGGTGTAGACACTACTTCTTTCAGCTCATATGTGGCTGGAGGATGGGTTTACAGTCAGCCATTTAACGAATCAGAATTCTGGACAAGAATATTTGCTGGACAAACAGGTGTATTCCATCAAATGACCATCGAAGCTGATGGAGTTGATGAGAATTTCGAGCTACACGCCACACTTTTGTGGTTTAAACAGACAGGGCGCATCTACAGATGACCCTTCCTACCAATATCAATTTCCCTACGATACCGAAAGATTCTCCTGATTTTGCATATCTTACAGCCCTGCAATATGCAATAAAAGTCTACTTTCAACAGACTAACGTAGAAGCCAATGGAACGTATCTCTCCTATACAGATACCACACTTCCAGCATATGCCTTTATCTCGGGGTCTTCATCAGCTGGAACAGCGACTTATTCTAACACACAGCTTTTCACTCAGCGTGTGCTTCTGTTAACACAGGTCTGGTTTGATATCACTTGGTCCGGTCATACAGGAACAGGAAATCTTCTGGTAAACGTTCCGTACACTTCCCAGTTTGTGAATCAGAATCCATTCGTAGGCGTGATAGAGTCTGATGGACTCACATTCGATTCCGGTTACACCTATCTGGTTGGCAATCTCATCCCTAACACAACAACTATTGAGATACGCGAATGTGGGAGCGGAGTGGCTTCTCAGCCTCTTGCAATACCCTCGTCTGGCACTCTCAGAGGAAGTATCACTTATGCAGGACAGCAGTTTATCTGAAGAAATGGCGCAAGCCATCCCAGAAAAAAAGATCACCTCATTGGATGATTTATCTTTCGTTAGGATTTTTGATCCAATACATATCCCGACGTACCTCGTGGAACAAATCAAGGGGAAACTATTCACCTCTGAACAATTCTACCACTGGCAGAAGACTTACTGCCTAATCCAGTCACAGATCGGAGGTCTAGAGCTAAATCCATCCAATCTGCTCTACACGGTAATCAATGACAAACTGAAGCAGATGAAGGGATTCCTTTGGATGACCGTAGACTATATGTCAGATTCGCTCTTCGTGAACCAGTTTTCCATAGACAAAGAGTATTGGAAAAAAGGAGATGCCCTGAACCTTCTGGAAGGCAAAGCGAAAAAAGTGATGAAAGATTTAAATTTAAAACGCATATTGTGGATAACGAAAACACCGCACTTCGCAGAGATGAGAGGGTTTAAAAGATCCAAGGATGCGATAATGATTTACGAGGATGTATGAGTTTTGGGTTTGGAGGAAATGGATTTTCAGGCAATCAGCCTTACAATTCTAACTACAACAATTTTATGGGGGCAGCCAACCCAAATACGGGTGGCATGGCAGGAACAGATTCAGTCCCTAGACCTTATTTGATGGCTCCTTCAGGATCGTCTAATCGCAAGGCAAATATCGGAGGATCGCCAAAGCCAACAAATAATATTTGGCAGAATCCTGCTCAGCAAACTGGATCTGTATCAAATTGGGATAAGCGACAGCAAGCTGAATGGGATAAGAATCCAGGAGGGGTTCCGCCAGCATTCGATCTGACTCAGAGCCCCATCTATGGACAGCTCCAACAACTTCTACAACAACTATCCAATCCTCAAGCGCAGAACGAATATTTCACGAATGCTGTCGAGAAACCAGCTCTTCAGACTTATCAGAGAGACATACTTCCGCAACTTAAAAACAGCTATTATACGGGAAACGGAGTCTATGGGTCTGCCCTAAACAGAGCGTTAAATCGTTCCGCTGAAGATTTAGCACTCGGACTAGGAGAGCGCCGAGCAAACTTTAACATGACCAACTCGCAGAACAGCCTAGCAACTCTTTTAGGACTCACAGGACAACATCAGCAAGGGATGCAGAACTTCTTCAATGCTTCTCCGCAGACGCCCCTTGTGCAGGGACCATCTAACGGTTGGCTCAAGGATTTATTAGAAGCAATTTTAGGAATCGCAGGTAAAGGCGCTCAAGGTTATGGCGAAGGATTAGCACAGAGGTAATATGCCAAGTTCACCAATTGTCTTTAACGCACCAAACAACTCACAACTTATCGAGAGCCTATCTGGATTATCTGGGGGCATTGGTGGGATTCTAGGTAATCAGCAACGTAGAAAAATTGATATAGAGGAAGGCACAATAGTTGGGAATGCTATGCAAGAAATAGCTAAAAATCCTAATGCAGGAATAGCTGACGTAATGAGTCTATTGCTTAAAGCAGGTCTTCCAGCAAGCAAAGCAAGTGCCCATGCTCAAGCATATGCAAAGAATCAAGTGGATCTATCTAAATCCAGAGCCTATAACGCCAAAGCGGATGAATCACAACGCTCTGCAGCTTTATGGGAAGAGATTAATCAGGGACGTGGTGGAGGAATTTCTCCTGGCGGAAATATACCTCAGAATAATGCATATCCTGAAGAGCCTTCTTCCGTCAGTGAAACACCACAAGGACCGAAAGTATCTAATGAGCCTCCTAATGAAGGAACAATTAAACCTAGATATGCATCGGATCAGGTAGACCCTAGATTTTTCTCTAAAGATTTATCTAAATTCGAGGCCACTAGGTTGGCAGAATCGGAGAAGGGATATAAGCATCACGAGAAATATTTAACGACTTTACAAGAGCAGGCATATAAACAACCATTTATTCAAGACTCAATTCGTCAGGCTTTGAATAATGTCGCTAGCGGGAATGTAAGTGGAGCCGCATCAACGATACGATCTAAATTAGGACAGATTTTCCCCTCTGCATTAACTGTAGACGAAAGAAATTTGGAGACGAATATGAAAAACATAGCTCTTGATGAATTTGCTTCAACGCCAGGTTTTCGTTCTCAAGGGGAGTTTTTTGTGCTTACTCAAGTGCTTCCTAAATTAGGGGATAGAAAAAAATCTCAGGAGCTTACTCTTAAAGCACTTCTAGATTCTTCAATTATGAAGAAAAAGGAAGAAGAGATAGCGTTAGATGTCATTAATAAAAGTCCCAATTATGAAACTCCTCTCAACCTAATCGATATCGTGAATGATCGAATGAATCAGGAGTGGAAGAAGCTCTATGCACGTCGATATGCAGAAGATCCAAAGATTTGGGATGAGTATATTAAANAAAATCCAAACGATCCTTTATTTAAGGACATTGAGAAAANAGCGGTGCCCCCTTCATCAATAGACTGGAATGAATATGTAACTTTACAAAGTCCTGAAGGGCAAAAAGTTGCAGTTCATAAATCTAAATTACAAAAAAGAATCCAACAAGGATGGAAAGAGGTAAAAGATGGCAAAAAAGAAAACAGGTAAACGAAAGAAAACTGTTCGCAACCCAATTGGAAGATAATGGCACCAAGAAATCGGATAGTAGAGGAGCCAGAATTTGATTATCCCGACTTCACTCTAGCAGATGAGCCTACACCAGAAGTTTTAGGGCGTTCCCAATCACAGCAAGAAAACAATCAGTGGTATAAAAATCTTCCTCGTTTAAAACAAGATTCAGTAGGTCAAGCGGGTGGACAACTTGTGCGGGGAGCCCTAGAGTTATCCCCCACTGCGTTATTGACAGATCTAGTTAGCCTGGCTACTCGTTACGGTGCCAAAGCGATCCTGCCTGAATTCTATGCCCAAGAAAAGGAATATGCAATAGAGCATGGGGAGCCTATTCCTGAAGAAGGGGAATTTTATAAAGGAGCTGCTAAGGCGGAAAAATATCATCCCACATCTAAAACATTATTAGATCCATTGGCCTATGTATCTGGATTAGAAGAAAAACCAACAGGAGCAGCTAAGGATATCAAAAGCCTAGGTGAATATTTATCTCTTATGAGGGGTGGCACTCTTGGGCAAACATTAAGCAAAGCGGCTGGTCTTACTTTAGGGGAAAAACTAACAGCTTATGTTTTAGGAGAAGACGCGAGAGATGCTTATAAATTCATAGCGCCTCTAGCTGTTAAAGGTGGCGAACCTCTAGCAACTGGTAGACAACCGAATAATGGCCGAACTACGCTTAGAGTAGCTCTAGAAAATGATCCTGAACGTTTAGCCTTGTATCGATATGGTACACAAACTGGGTTAACTGAAGATCAGTTAACGCCTCTTCTTCAACCGGACTGGAAAATAGCTCTTTTAGGAAGGCCTGCTCGTAAAACGGCAGCTATGCGTGAACAGCTTAATCAAGGTCGTGAACGTATTGGAGAAAATTATGAGCGCCTACGTCGAAGGCCAGGTGTTTTATCGCCTGCAGATCAAGGAGATTTATTTGATGATATTTGGAGAGAATGGGCAGATCTAAATTCTACAAATGTCACAAGTAATGATACGAATGCGGTTATTGCAGCAACTGAACAGGCATTAAATAACGTAGCAAATCGTCCTCAAACGATTGAGCAATTGATAAATACTTATCAAAATTTAAATGCAATTCCTAACTGGAATGCTGCCCATGATGGAAGGCGTAGACTTAGGGCACTCAATGAAATATTCCAACGCGCTATAGAAAGGCAAGATCCTAGAATTGGTAGAGAATTTCGTCTTACAAATCAACTTTATCAAAGAAACATGCAAATAAGAGCCAGAACAGGATTAGGCAGAAATATAGAACAATGGGCAACAGGAGCTGAGATAGCAGAGTTTATGCGTAGCGTGGCGTATGGCATGATTGATGGCGACCTTACGGAAGCTGGTGCAATTATGGGTGTGGAAGCAGCAAGACGTTTAGCTACGCAAATGATTACCAATCCTAATCTGCAAGGTATTCATAGAAATATGATGAGAGCTTTAAATACTGGAGATCCTACTGTGATTCGTAGCTCGTTTCTAAAACTGGAGCCTTACCTTCGTGAATATTTGCTTAAAGAACAACTTGATCAATTTGACTATCCCGATTTTATTTTAGAAGAATAGACCTTACACTGCATTTCTCTGTGAAATAGCACACTAGTGCAAACAAAATCCATTCCATATCTTTTTTTTAATACCGTAACTTCCTACAGTTAAGAAAAAAATTTAACCCCGAGTTATCCATGTCTGTATTTGTCAGTCCATACAGTCCTACTCAGCAGAGCGGTGTAGTGGCTAGATTCCCACCTAACATCTATGCCATTACCAATCGCGCGCCTACTACTTCGGATTATGCAGCAAACGTAGGAGATTTTTGGGTTTATCTGAATAACTCAATCTGGCAACTGGTAGGTAAGCCGCAGAATGTAGCGAATTGGATCGAACAATCCGCTGTAGGCAGTCTGGCTCAGTTGACTGGAGATTCCGGTACAGCAACGCCAACATCGAATAGCATCGCACTTAACGGCACTACCGATGAAATCACTACCACAGCTTCGGGCTCAGCGATTGTGTTCTCGATTCCGAGCGCTTTCGTGGCTCCTGGATCGATTACCGCTACCACCACTGTATCAGGAACTACCCTGTACGCTTCAGGTGATGCGGGAGGGGCTTCCTCTACCAACTCCCTATCTAACGCAAGTTCTACTACTATCAGTACCGGTGTTGGTTCAGTGAAAATGTCTAGTGCGAATGCGGGAACCAATACTGCATGGATTAAGGTTTACGTAGGAACCGTAGCACATTATATCCCTGCATGGACAACAAATAGTCCTTAAACTTAAGAGGGTTGCATGAGTGCTCCTGTAGCAAATAGACCATACGGAAGGTTAGACTCTCTCGATAGGGTCATTCCTTCTTCGTTTGGGAATATGGCCTACCAAGCGGTATTGAACGGATCTAGTCAGCTTGCGTACATAGGGTTCGCTAGACCAGGTTCCGATGTAGACGACCCTGTATGGCAAATCTTCTATATCCAATACAGTTCTGGTCTTCCAACTTCCATAACTTGGCCGCAAGACACTAATGGTGCTGCGTCTAACGACTACATATTCGTGTTTAGCGACTATGCAAGTTACACATATAGCTGAGGCTTGAATGAGCACTGTAGTCTTTAACCCCTTCACCCAGAACTTCGACTTCGTAGGGTCGGGTGGTGGTGGTGGCGGTATCCAGACGATCAACGTAGATGCGAATGGATCAGTAACTGGAAGTGTCATCTCTCTATTCGCTACTCCTGGGGATGGCTCTGCGAATGCAGGCTCCTCAGTTGCCTTCATAGCGGCTAGCAGCTCAGAGATTGATCTGCAGACTACAGATGCCAATGGAAATACAATCATAGGTCAATCTGCAGGCAATACCTCCATTACAGGCGCCGATAATACAGGACTTGGACTCAATGCTCTTACTGGGCTGACAGGAGGTTCTTATAACACTGGTATCGGTTGGCAAGCTTTAACTGCCATGACATCTGGCAGCTATAACACTGCCGTAGGTCAATGGGCTCTTTTAAGCAGCATCAGTGACGAAAACAATGTTGCTATAGGAGCTCAAGCTCTTCTTACCATGAATGGGGGCAGCAACAACACAGCAGTAGGTATTAATTCTCTTTATAGTTCTGCATCAGATAATGGAAATACAGCTATAGGTTTTGAATCTCTTTATTCATTAAATGGCGGAACAGGAAATGTCGCGCTAGGATTTTCTACATTAGAGAACTCCTCTTCAGATAGTGCTAACGTGGCCATCGGCTATTCTGCTCTACAAGCATTGAATGGCGGAAGTGCGAATACCTGCATGGGATACGCGTCTGGTATTTATCTTACTTCGGGAGGGGAAAATACCCTAATAGGATCTATATCTGGACAGAATTATAATTCCTCGGAAAGCAACAATATTTGCATTGGAAACAACGTCGTAGGAACCCAAGGAGAATCGTATGTTATACGTATTGGAAATACTACAGGTGATAGCTCTGCTGGCGATATAAACCAATGTTTCATCCAAGGGATTTATAACAATAATTCTTCTGGCTTTAGCTCTCCATTACCTGTGCATATCGATACCAGCACAGGACAGCTAGGATATGGAACTAGTTCGGACATTCCATTTGTAGCTGTTGCCACAGATACCTATCAGATGGCATCGAATACTGGATATGTAACCAATAATGCGTCTACAACAGGAATGACTCTTCCTGCCAACCCAGCTTTCGGAGATTTAGTTATCGTTATGGGAATAAATGCTGGTGGATGGCAGATCCTACAGAATTCAGGCGACACAATCTTCATAGGTGCGATCTCAACCATAGCTGGCCCGAGCCACTATATAGAATCTAACGCTGTTGGGACGTCTATCCGTCTAAGATGCGTTGCCACTTCACCATCTATCTGGATGGCCGAGTCTGCACCCGAAGGAGTGATAAATTACGTATGACGACTACATTTAATAACGCACTCAATGCCAATGAACAAGGTGTTCAGTATCAATCTACTACCGGAGTCTGGACAGGCATAGACGCAAGCGATGCAACATATGTCTTAACCAGTAATGGAACAGGTGTAGCGCCTTCATTTCAGGTAGCTCCTTCAGGAAGCGGTACAACAATCGGGCCATATATTGTCGGCCCAACGAATTCCGACTACACAGACATCCAGAGTGCTATCAACGCAGCGGTGACGGCGGGTGCCTCTGCATCAAATCCCCTGACGATTTATATCCAGTCAGGGACATATACTATTTCAGGTTCCTATA